CTTAGGTGTAACTGGAGCAACAACTTTAAGTTCTACTTTAGCGGTATCAAGCACAAGTACATTCACAGGTGCTACAACACACAACGGTGGTTTAAGTTCTACAACTGGATCATTTAGTTCTACTTTAGCGGTATCAAGCACAAGTACATTCACAGGTGCTACAACACACAACGGTGGTTTAAGTTCTACAACTGGATCATTTAGTTCTACTTTAGGTGTAACTGGAGCAACAACACTAAGCTCTACTTTAGGTGTGAGTGGTAAAGTTACAATGTCATCTGGTTCCACAGGTGCTGGTACAAGCGGAACATTAAACGTGTCGGGTGATATTACAACGGCACGTAGTAGTACCACTGGCGTAATATTTTTAGGTACAAGCGGATCGCAATATCTATACTTCGATGGCACAAACTACAACATGCCAACTGGAGGGTTGATACAGGGCGGTGGCGCATCATTTGCTGGGTCAATTACTCCAAGTGCTAACGTTTCTTATAACTTGGGCTCAAGTAGTAGTGGTTGGTGGAACAACATTTATGGAACAGCAACACACGCATTATACGCTGACTTAGCCGAAAACTATCAAGCCGATCAGGCCTATGAGCCAGGTACAGTTTTAGTATTTGGTGGCTCAGCAGAAGTTACTACAACGACCGAAAGTCATAATACCGCAGTAGCAGGTATTGTTTCTACAGATCCTGCATATATAATGAATGGCGCACTTGAAGGCACAAATGTTGTAGCAGTAGGATTAACTGGACGTTTACCATGCCGTGTACAAGGCCCGGTAAGTAAAGGTCAAGTTTTAGTAACCAGCACAACAGCTGGAGTAGCAGAAGCAATTGATAATTCTAAGTTTTTACCTGGTTGCGTATTGGGTAAAGCATTGGAATCCATAAATACTAATACTATAGAGACCATCGAAGTGGTCGTAGGAAGATTCTAATGCAAACCGTAAAAAAAATATATCGCTCTAACTATGCCGGTGAAGATATCGTTAAAACCCTAACATGGGAAAACGGTAACTGGACCAAAGAAACAGAATATGCTCCTAATGCGGTTACTAATAATCAAATTAGTAATCGTGCAGTAGTCATTGGTAATGGACCAAGTCGTTTGTTGCACTATCCACAGGGCGATTTATTAGGAATTATCTCCAGACACAAAGGCGGAGTATTAGCATCTGGTGCTGTACAGACATACGGTTGTAATGCACTATACAGAGATTTTGCTCCAGACTTTTTAGTATGCAGTAACGATATGGCTAATGAAATTGCTGCCAGCGGATATTGTGCAGATAATATTGTCTATGGTAGTGCTGATGCGGTATTGGCCTACCCTGGAAAATTTTATTTAACACCACAAAATCCAAGTTGGGATGCCGGTGCTATTGCTGCATACCTGGCCTGCTTTGATGGACACAAACAAGTTTATCTATTGGGCTTTGATAATCACAGCGGCGAAAGTACAGTAAATTATAGCGTCTATGCTGGTACAAATAACTATCCAGAGTTTTTAGATTCAAATAACACCGAAGCCTTTTTTACTAAGTCATTATTGTCAGTGATGAATACATATACCGATGTTGAGTTTATACGTGTAGTTGTATCAACAAATGGTTATTGCCCAGAGCAATGGAAATTTTTAGTAAATTTTAGACAGCTTGAGTTTAGAGACTTTGCTTCAGAAATCGATTTATAAAACTGTTTCTAACGTTTTTATTTTATCAATTATACTACTAAATTTAAAACTTCTCCACACACCCGGATGTAAAGGTCTTGGGTGATCTTCTAAACGTACCCAACAATAACCTCTATGCTCGTGATTTAACACAGGAACAAATTCTTCGTCCACATTAATCATAAATGTATGGTATTCAAAATTGTTTGATTCAGAAGTGAATTTTTCAATTGGTATTAATTTAGCATCGCGAATTATACCACCCAACTCTTCTAATATTTCTCTATTAAGGCCATCAACTACTGTTTCGCCTTCTTCAACCTTGCCGCCTACTAAACCCCAAGAGCCATCGTGGCGGTCACCATTGCGTAATAAAAAAAGATATCTATGTGTGGTACGGCAGTAAATTAATGCGCCTGCACTGATTAAACGACCAGCGTCCATTGACCTGCGGGGTACACCCCGTCTTGGCTTTTTGTCCATTGTCCGTTTTCCCATAAGTATTGAATTCCTGTTGTCAGGTTTGTTACATATTGTACTTGATTAACGAGTCGGCTGTCAAATACTATTACCCAATGCGAACCATTATATTGTATAATATCGTTAGCATGGGCTACCAAATCTTTACCATCTGCCCCTCTCCAGCCCACTGCGCCTTGTGGATTATTAAAGCTACCAATATCGTCTAATAACAAATAGGTAGTACCAGATGCAGGAGTTAATAATGTAAGTCCATTTATATGATCATAATCGTTGGTATTGACATTTCTGGGGTTGATAATGGCATTAACCGGGCTTAAGGTATTTGCTGGTATAGTTCTTGGATCTGGGGAATACAGTAGTACATACGGATCAGTTGGATTAACAGATACTGTTCCAACAATTTCGTATCCGTTGGATTGTAGTAATCTGATTTCACTACTGCCCGATTTAAAATTGGGATATTGGCTGAATAGTAAATCCCACTTATTGTTTGCTGTATAATTTTCTGTTTGTACGTCTGACTGTTTTAATAAACGTAAAGTATAGTATGTAGTACCACTCATCTCACTGCTGGTTAGTAATACACCATACCCACCAACGCTGGTTACCAAATGTTGCGGAGACAGTAGACTAAAATCAAGATTAACCAAATCGTCAGCATTATAAAATGACGACATAGTTTGTTGGATAACCCCAAGTCTTTTAATTTTAGTGCTGGTAGATAACCAAATTGGCAAATCAAATTTTAGTGTAGCAACATCAATTGGCTCTTCGCCGCCTGTGGGAACTGATCTGCTGGTCCAGTTAATATCAGTTAGTAGAGTGTAGCTTAAACTGGTCCAGTCAACATAGTTGTCGGTGCTTTGTATCTCCATTGCTGGATTAAACAATTGACTAAGTTGCTCAATTAACTGTAATTTTTGTTCTGTGTTGCTGGTCCAAATATCTAATTTTAACCCTAACTTATAAGGAGCAGGCATTACACGTTCAATTGTAAATGCTTGTCCTTTTGTTGTACCATATGTTCCGGTAACTGGATCAAAGCTACGTTGTTGAATTTGCATACTCTGTACTAAACTTGGATCTTGTAAACGAGTTTGATCATAGTTTAACGTATCAATGTAAACACTCATTGCCGGCACAGCATTTAGTGTATTCTCGCTGTTACCACGGATAATTTGTGAAGCCTGTCGACTTGGATCACCATACATAACAGGTACACGTTGATAGGTTACGTTGCCGTTGCTGTCAGCTCCAAATTCTACATAGAAATTTGAAACCATGCGAATAAACTGACTAATGAAACGTCGAATCTGTCCATCATAGAAATAGTTACTTGGTGCGGTCATTAATTATCTGCCTTGGGTTTAAGTGCCTGACTTAGACTCTGACGTTCTGGCATAGTAACACCATCAACAGTAGTCCATGTCTTAGTATCATTTACAAACGTACCAATTAAAGTATTATTACCGGCACCTTGCGTTAGGCTTGTACGCTGTACATCATTGTAAGTTACCCATCTACGGCCATCAAATCTAAATACTCGATTTGGTAGATAGTCTGTGCGTAAGAAGAAGTCGCCTTCGCCTGGCGCTACTGGGAAGACAATACCAACTCCCATTGGTAAACCATTGGGTGCAAAGGCACCTCCTGCAACATATCCAGGTAGTGGTGCTGTAGGGGATTTATATCCTTCGTCGGCTGTGTCGTGTACTTCATCAGCCCGATCAAGTCCATCGTCGGCTGTAGTAGGTTTAGCAGATATTTCTATACCTATTTGGTCATAGAATGTACTGGTATCGTATCCTGACTGAGGAACATTTTGAGTAGCTTGTGCAATAACAGCATCATTAATGGCTAAGTTAGTATCTAATGTACTTAAAATTTGACCAATTGGTGTGTTACTATTGCCAGCCATGATATTGTTAAGAATATCTTTGTACTCTTGGCTATCTACTAATGGATTAAGTTTAACACGCCATAAATGTGGCCACCAAGTTGGAGTAAAGCCTTCGCTGGCAAATGATCCATCACTTACTACATAATATCTTTTTAACGCAGCTGGTACATCTTGATTAAGTGCGTCATAATCTTTAAGGTGTTCTAATTCAAGTACATCGCCGGCCATTAGTTTACGACCAATCATGTCTACCATGTCACGTAAATGAAATACCATAAACAAAGTGCCAGTGGCCAGGAATAAACCAAATTGTGTTAGATCAAAGTCTTGGTCACCACGTTGGTAGATACCACGCATTTTGTAAACATCTCTGTCGTATTTGCGATCTCGGTTTTCAGTCCATAACAAGTCTTGAATATTTTGTTCGCTTTGATTTGTATAACTGGGTTGAGTAGCATCGGCACTAAATCCAACAGTAACACCCATACCAACAACAGCTGCGGTATTGGCACTTAAAGTTACTGTAGAAGCATCTTTGGCAATGACTCGGGTATTTGCTGGAATGCCAGATCCGGTAACTGTATCGCCTAAGTTAACAGAGCTGGTGCTTGGAAAAGTTAAAACATTGTTTGCCGTTAATTGGGCAGAATTTGTTGTAAGTTGCAGTCCTTGAGCATTAACGCCTAAATACTTGTGAAGCAAAATACCTGTGCCGCCAACGGTAAACATTTCCGAAATTCTGCGATCGAAAAATTTAAAATCGTTTGTGTGTTGACCGTCTTTCCAAAGGCTTAAACGTGGCATAGCTAATCCTATATTGTAGTATTTATGGATTTGACTTGTAATGGATTTTATCATATAATAGCAAAATGGACATGGATATTAAACACCGTTTAGACGAAGCTTTTTTTCAAATTATCCGTTTGCCAATGGATCAAGAAAAGATCAATGATCTTAAAAAAATTTGGAAAAATTGTAGCATCATATGGCAAGACATGAGTAAAGAAGATGTCGTTTGCCGTAGACTGGGCAAAAAAACGGTAAAATACATAGAGTTAGAAACTGCATTAAAAGACGGATTACATTTACTGGAATCGTACCTGACATTTGCTACATTAATAAGTTAGTGCCCACTAACCTTTGGTTGACTAAATATTCCCAAACTGTTATAATTGTTTATGTTGATATTTTTGGATACAGAATTTACAGATTTTCCTGA